CGCGAGCGGTGGAGCATATTTCAGCGAGCCATAGAGCACCGGCACCGGGTCGAGGGGCGAAAGCTGGTTGCTCGAGGCATTCGCCAGATAGTCCTGATCGGCATTGTCCTTTTTCGATGCCGGCGACAGGATCGCGTTCAGCAGCACCGAGCCGCCGACGAGAAAGGCAGCCGAGGCGATGCTGACGGCCAGCTTGCTGGTGAATCCCAGCAGTCCGGCGATCGCGCTGCCGGCAAACGGTGCGACGATCGCGAGTGCCAAGGTCGACAGCAGCCCGATGATCTGCTTGAAGCCGCCGTTGCCGCCACCGCCCGGAATGGCAACAAACGCAAGCGTCTCTCCACGGCGCACCTTGCGCCGCGTCCAGTCCTTCCGCATCACCGGGCGGGCATCATTCTTATCGATGATGACCGCGACCGTCGGCAATCGAAACGCCAACCGGTTCTTGCGAATGACCGCCGCGATCGTATCCGGTCGCTTGAGAGTGATCTCTCGCTCCGGACGGTCATCGAATGGGCCCTTGCACAAAACGACACGCGGGTCCGCCCGGCGCCGCGACGCCCGGCGCTGCTTCACGGCTGCTGTCATTTTAGGCCGGCAGATAGAATTTGAGGTTGCGCCATCCGAAGGCGGCAAGCGCGAACATCTTGTCGGCGACAACGCCGGATGTTTCGAGCGTGTGCACGAGGAGTCCGCCATCCATTTCGAGATAAGTCCCCATGTGGTAACCCATCTCCTGCTTCGCCATTGATACGATGGCTCCGTCTTCCGGCCGCTCGACGCGGTGCCAGCGTTGGCGTTCCGGGTGTCGACTAATCATGGCAGCGAGTGCAAAGCGCCCCGCTTCCGCCGGCGTCTCAAATACCGGCATTTCCCTGCTCCAGAACGTCGCCTGAAGATGCCTCGTCAGGCTGTAACAATCGTATTCGACCGGCCCCGCGCCACCACGCTTGTAAGGCTTGCCGATGAGTCCGTTCACATGCGCGACACGATCAATCACTGTCGCCACCGAAAATCGCGGGGAAGTCCTCGCGGCTGAATATCCGCAGAGGAAACGACTTGTTGAGGAGATCGAGGAACAAGGCCTCGGCCTCGATCGTGAGCATGTTCACGTCGACGACCTTCACCGTGAGTTCGCCCACGATATAGTCCGGCGGTCCAGAGACTTCCCATTCGGGAGATCCGGAGGACTTGATCGCGATCCATTCCCGGTAGATCAGCCGTGCTGAAGCGTGCGTGGCGGCCGCGAGCTCGAGGTGCTTGATGTATTCAAGCGGCACGTTGTCCAGCGACAGCTTCATCGTGCCCATGTTGCCATCCTCTTGCTGAGGCTGGACAACCTTGATCGCGAGCGGCTCGAAGAGCACTGTCTGTCCGCCTTTGAGGGGTGCGGCGGCCTCGAGCTGCAGGTTCCACGACCGATCGTCGAGTGCGATCCGGATGGAGTCCGGATTAGCCGGCGACTGGTCGTCGACGAATGCGGCATGAAGGATCTCGAGCGTGGAGATGATGAATTCGTCGGCCGGCGCCGAGGCATAAGCCTCTGCCAAAGCATCGGTCCAGTCGTTGGCCATCAGAGGTCTTCGACCTCGAGATCGGTGAACGACACCACAATGAACATGTCTTCCATCTCGGCCCGATACGCTGGATCACTGGTCATCCGGCAAACGCGCTGCGCATAGGTAGAGCCGGTGAAGACGCTCATCAGAAAGCCATCTGGGAGAGTTCCATCCACCAGATCGTCGCGAACCCATGCTTTGAAGAGTTCGAACTCATCGATCGTCATCGGGATGATCGAGAACGAGATGCTCGCGATGTTGCGCGAGCTCGACCGGCGCGCGCGCTGCGCGCCGTCATCGAACTGGGTGCGATATGGATCCCGGAATGGCTTCGTGAGTTGCCAGGTCCCGACCCTCGTCTGGTACGGGACGCCATCCGGCCAGGGTGCGGCCGCCATCTAACGCACCCTCCTCGCAGTGTTGAACGTGGTGGCAATTGTCTTGCCAATGACGCCGTTACCGGCGATGTCCCTGGCAATTTCGCCCTTGAACTGCGCAAGGATATGCAGCGTCCCGTCATCCTGCTGCTTGACGGTCGTGGTGGTGCCCGGTGCCTCGTGGATATGAATCGCCGGCACACCGGAGCCGCGGCCGCCTGCCATCGAACGCGAAAGTCCATCGATCGTCGCGGCGGTGCGGCCGGCCATCTGCTCGGTCAGCACGTGCTCGCCGCGCTCAAGTACCGTCGCAAACTCTTTAGAGGTCAGGCCGGCGTGGAACCGCGGAGCCGTCATGACTTGCGCCAAGGACAGCGGTCGTGTGCGGCCAGAGGAGACGCCGACTACGCCACCGGCATGTTGGACTGCCCCCGTAAGAACCATCGGGGCACCCGTGGCAACGCCCGTTGCGCCGCCGAGACCAAGAAGTGAAGTAATAAAGCCGCCGAGGCCGGTGCCGCTGCCGACTCCGCTGCTGAGATACGACTTCAGCGCATTCATCAATGGCTGGATGATGAGAAGCTGCACGATCATATCGCGCAGCGTCTTGATGAAGGTCTGCGCGCCATCGGCCAGACCGCTAAAACCGTCCTCGCCGGATTTGACGAGATCGCCGACCGCGTTGGATATGTCGTCGATCCACTTGAAGTTCTGGAAGCCGCTGAGGAAATCGGCGTACGCCTGCTTCGCCTGATCGGACGTGATCGCGCCGTTCGCGACTGCGATATTGAGCTTCTGCTGCTCCGCCGCCGCCTCCGGTGCGATCTGCGACCAGTCGCCATATGTCTTGACGATATCGCGCGCCGCATCAGCGGCCTGGTCGTAGAGAAGCTGGGACCGAAGATCGACGAGTTGCGGGGGCGCCTTCGAGAAATCGCCGGTCTTGGCCGCGTCGATATAGGCCTGCAAATCTGACGCCGCGATCTTGAGGCCCTTGGCCTGCGAGAGCACCTCGCGGTCGATATCCGGCAGGAACGCGCCCTGAGATTCAGCCTTCAACTCGGCGAGCTTCTGAGTCAGAGTTTGTAGTGCGGTGGTATCCTTCTTCAGCGATGAAGCCTGCGCGTCGAGCGCATCCTTCTCTTTCACCTTGGCAAGGATCATGTCGTACGAGACAGTCTTGCCCTGCTTGGCGGCCTGGTTGACGATCTGCTGCGCATCGGCCTCGGCGGTCAGACCTTTTGCCCGCAAGGCGGAGACCTTTATTTCCGCCTCAAGGTCCTGAAGCGCCGACGCGGAGTCGGTGAGAACCGAATTCGGCTTATCCTTCGTCGTGTCGAAATCGATCTTGAAGCGGATGTCGGTATTGGCAGAGGCTTTCAGAGCATCTACCTGCTTCTTCAGTTCCTGGGCCGCGAGCGCGGCATCTGAAATGCCTTTCGCGGCATCCAAGGCCGCATTCGCGATATCGCCGACGCCCTTTTCCTGTCCCAATGCCTCAACGCGACGGCGGAATTCCTCCGTCGTCATCGATCCGTTGGCGAGTGCATCAATGAGCTTATCGATCTGCGCTCTGGCGGCGTCGTAGTCGGTATTTGCATTGAAGATGTTGCCGGTATTCAGAAATTTGGTTAGCGACGATCCGACTGCATCGTGTGCCTGCTGCGCGAAGACCTTGAGCTTGTCCTCATTGGCCTTGAGGTTTTCGAGCTGCCGATCGAGCACACTCTGCTGGGCGGACGTATTCCCGGACGCTGCCGATCTGTTCAATGCCTCATCGACGATCTGCTGCGCATTGGCGACTTTCGCCGCGTTTTCCTGCGCCTTGAGGCCGAGCACAGATAGCAGCGTGATGGCGCCGGTAATGGCAATGCCCCACGGACCACCGAACAATCCGATGAGAGACGAAACCGATCGTCCGAGGAAATTCTTGGCCTGGCCAGCGAGCGTGGCAGCCCGCGCCGCGGAAGCCAATTCGACGTTTGCCTTCTGAAGTTGGCCACCGAAAAGCTTGTAGTTAGCCGTGGTGCGAGCCACCTCATCGGATAGCTTCTTCTGGCCGTCGGCGACCGCAGCCTGCTTCGCGATTATGATGTCGGGAATCGTCGACTTTGGGTCGAGAGCAACCCTGCGGTACTGAGCCTGGAGGCTCGGCTTCGCCGCCAAAACGGGATCGACGGTGTTCTGTGCAGCAATCGCCGAGCTGCGCGCCTGTCCGGCGGCGAGGAACTCCTTCCGCAGGTTGACCACGTCCTCGGTGACCTTCTTCAGTTCCTCCTGAGAGGTCTTGCTCTGAGCGATGATGTTCTCAAGGACGGTCGGACCTTTGAAGCCGAGAAGGCCACCGGCCGCGCCCCCAATCAAAGCGCCGGTCACGCCGCCGAGCTGGTTGCCGATCGCGGCGCCAATGCCGACACCCGTCAGGCCGCCAGCCAGTGCCTTGTTGCGGGCGATATAGACGGCGCCGAGGAGACCAGCGACGCTGACCAAGGTGGGGATCAGCTTGTCGAGGTCATTTCCGAGGGCCGCGATACCATTCGAGAAAAGAAGCGTGGCACCGTAAGACTGGCTGAGCTGGCCAATGACCGCGGTGAACCGGTTGTCCAGCAGCAGGATCGATTGATCGATGGTGCGGATGGACTTGGAGAAGCGATTGTCGATCTCATCGGAGATCTTCGACAGCGCGCCGAGCACCACATCGGACGTAAGTTTGCCGGCCACGCCCATCAGGCGCATCTGACCAATGGTGACGCCAAGCCCTTTCGCGAGTTCGAGACCGAGCGGGGTCTCCAGAACGGCGCGCATTTCGTCACCGCTCAGGCGGTTCGACGCGATCGCCTGCGTGAACTGGATGGCGGCGCCGCGCGCTTCCTCCGTTGTCGCGCCACCGAGGGCGAGCGCCTTCTGAATCGTCTCGACGTATCGAAGGACGTCATCGGCGCTCTTGTCCGGCGCCGCCTTCTGAATGCGCGAATAGAGGGTCGCGGTCGCGTCGAGGGTCGATCGGCTGCGATCGGCCACCTCCTGAATGGCCTGAAACCGCGCCGCCGCGTCAGCGGAGCTACTCGAGACGACCCTGATCTGGTTGATCAGCTTCGTGTAGCTGTCGGCGTACCGAAGAACCAGGTTGGAGGAGAGCGCCGCGGCGAAGCCACCGAAGACGCCGGTCGTAGCGAGAATTGCACCGCGCAGCAGGCCCGCCCGATCGCTGGCATTGTCGAATGCGCGGCTGACCGCAATCAGGCTGTACGGACGAAACGCAGAGCCACCACTCGCCGAGCCCCAGAAGCTCTTGACCGAACGCTCCGCGACGCCGGCATCACGGCTAATCCGTGATGCCGTCGACGAGGTGATCGACTGCGCGGTCGACATCCCCTGAGCGAACGGCTGCACGTTCGCCGACAGGGAGACGTAAAGTGAACCAATCTGGACAGCGATAGCGGCATACTCCTATGGATCCTCCGGCCGGAGGATCGTGTCGGATCGACGCTTGCGCTTGTTGGCCTTGGGAGCTTTGATGGCCTCGCGCTCCTGGCGTGCGGCCATCGTCTTCGCGAACTTGACGAGCGCTTCATCGCTCATCTGCGAAGCAGGCTTCTCCCAAAGGTCCTGCGGTTTTTTCGGGAACTTCTTCCCCTCGGACATGCGGTAGAGAACCGCACTGATCCAAAGGTTGGTGAGGTTGGCTTTGTTAAGCTCCTCGACCCGCGCCTGCGTTTCCGCAGGGCTCATTTCCCAAAACTCAGCGGCGGTTATCCCTGCCCGGAAGGCTGCTCTTCTGAGCTCGCTGAGGAAGCTCCCGGGCTCAGGAGAGGGGGCGCCGGTTTGCCTTGCTCGGTGAACTTCTTCACCTGCTCGTCCAGCCACTTCATCTGATCGAGGTAGGCGCGCCCGAACAGGCAAAGCGAGAAGGCATCGAGCAGCTTTTCCTGCACGATGGCTTGCGGCACGGCATCGAGGTCCGCCATCTGCATCTTGACCCGCTTCAGGTCAGCATC